TTTTTTTGTGTATTGCAATAGTTACGTAGCGTCACTTTTTAAAAACTAATAAAATCAATGGTTTATAAATGTTGGACTTAGGATAGGCCAAGCTTCAAAGCCTAGCACTCATTATACTTATATAAGCTCTACTTAAAGTTGTGCTATCCTGGCGTTACAACTTAGGGGTGTATCGTGCAAGCTTGGCGTGGGGGTAGGGTGTTTTTGATCACATTCTAGGGTGGCTTGGTGGTGTTGCTATTTGTGATCACAAAGTCATGCATCCACTATTAATTTGTGATCACACCTTCAGGAATTGAATGCTTGTTCATTTAATTACGCTAAGACTGACGGCATATCAGTCTTTTTATGTAACAAAAACAAACACTTACTAGGCTAAACCACCACCAAAAAAGTAAATATAAAAAGAAAAGCATTGATGTTCCTGATTCGTGCAGCGTTTGTTCACTGTTTGTTCTATCAAGGGCGGGCGAGGGCCACCAGGGGGTATACCGTCTATGTATACACACACTGCAACACACGGGGTTTTTACTTTTGAGCACTACATCTTGTATATGCACTACCTAGATTGTCTATAAACCCAGCACATGTAAGAAAAATGTATAAAGTGACGTAACGTAACTACTTGACAAAGGTGTTTTTTTGTGTAAAACTGCGTAGCAGTAGCAGCCTAAGTTAAACTATAAGTTAAAACTTAAAGAATTGGACATAGGATAGTTAAACTATACAGTTATAACTTAAGAAATAGAACAAAGATAGTTAAACTTATAGTTAAACTATACAATGTTTGTATTTTTATAAAATAACTATTGACATGTACATAGAAATAGTCTACTATTGTTTTATAACTATAATAAAAATAAACTATATAGTTAAACTATAGTGTTACAACCACATAAAGTACTGCTCTCTCTTATGTGTCTCCTCTCCTAATGTACTAACATGCGGTTGTAACACTTTTTTTCTCTTTTTACAAAATAAGACTTGACAATGTACAAAAAACCAGTACAACTATATGCAAGTGAACAAGTCATTGAAGACTTTTACGAAGCTATAGCATCAAATAACACACGTATACTAAACAAAGTTCACATTCCTAAGTCAGATGTGTTCTATGTACGTGAAGCTATGTACAACCGTACAGGAGAATGGTACAGTTTAGACCATGTAGAACGTGCTATGTACATGGAAGGACATTTAGAACGTCACGAGGTCTTAGACCCTGACAGAAAACGAGGGTACGGTGAGTAATGGCTACAACTAAAGATGTAGAACGTTTGCCTAGTGGTAAGTTAAAGTACCGTGGTGAAACATATCCTGGTTATAACAAACCTAAACGGCTATCAGGTGAGGCTAAGAAGTCTGCTGTGTTAGCTAAGAAGGGCAGTGAAGTAAAAGTTGTACGTTTTGGTGATCCTGACATGCCTATCCGTAAAGATAACCCTGGTGCTCGTAAGAACTTTAGAGCTAGACATAGTTGTGACACAGCTAAGGACAAGTTTACTGCACGTTACTGGTCATGTAAGGCGTGGTAGTGTAAGTAATGAGCCTTATATCTCACTTACCTCTGCCTAACATGCCTTTCCAGACACACGTTAATATTGTGTTTGAGAATGGTGTAGGTGAGCCTGTAAGGAAAGATGTAGACACGAAGGAGCCTACACGTATTACACCAGATACGCCAGTAGAGGACTTGAAGTTAGTCAATCAGATGTACGCATATAACCCTAATCCTAACAAGCTGCGTACACCAGATGGACAGATAGTAGATTTTATTATAGCATGACTAAAAAGAAATCAGACCCTAAAGTAGGAACAGGTAAGAAGCCTAAGGGTTCTGGACGTAGGCTATACACAGATGAGAACCCTAAAGATACTGTACCTATAAAGTTCAGTACAGTAAAAGAAGCAGAAGATACAGTAAAACGTGTAAGAAAATCAGGTAAATCCTTTGCAAGAAAGATTCAGATCTTGACAGTTATGGAACAACGTGCTAAAGTAATGGGTAAGAAAGCCGTTGTTGAAGTAGCTAAGAGAGCTAAAGAAAGATTGCGAAGGGAAAGAGATGCCGTATCTACAAAGTAATATACCCTATTTTAAAGCATGGGTAAGGCGTGAATATACGCACAACATGAGTGCATACCACGGTGAGTTTTTACATTGTATGGTTGTAGCTGTAACTACTATGCCAAACCGTACACTGAGCTTTCAAGTTATCTTTACTGGCTTTGAGTCAGATGATGATGAGTCTACACCTAATGTACATGGTGGTGCAATGTGGGCTAGGATGCCTCTTACGGCACTAGTAGCTGATACACCCTACGATGAATGGCCTGAAGAGCTACCCCCCTATCTGGCCCAGCCGTGGGATTGTATGTCTCACTACCACTCTGTATATAAGATAGAACGAGCAAGCCCAGCGCCATGGATAGCTAAAGTAGATGGGGAGTTTTACCCTTGTAAGTATTACTTTACAGTTGACTACACAGACAGTGAGGTAGCTGATGACCCTGCCCAACACAAGCAGTCACATGTGCTTGAGTTACTACATGCAGGTAAATACACAGGTAACATAGTTGCGTTGCCCAATAATAGAGTGAGAGTAACTCACCCAGCGTGGTTTGAAGCAGGAGAAGGTGCACCTGACTTTTTACCTAATCAAAATACATTTCACTCTAAACAGGACGTAGAGTACGTCTGGGATACGCAACGAGTGTTTAATAATTTATACAGTGATAAGGATCAAGAATATGGCTATGATGAAGAAGAATGGAATGAAGAAAAAGGGAATGGCTAAAGGTGGAGCCATGAAAAAGAAAGGCATGGCTAAAGGCGGTAAGATGCCTATGAAGAAAAAAGGTTATGCTAAAGGTGGTATGATGATGAAGAAAAAGGGTATGGCTAAAGGTGGTAAAACTGGTGGTATGACCCTTGCTAACATACGTGCAGCAGCCAAAGACAAAGGCTACAAGTTAATTAAAGCGTAAGGGTTAGGTATTGTATCATGGGTAAAGCTAAACAAAATAAACAGGTGGGTGGTATAATAAATCCAATACAGCCCATGTACAACCCTACTCAGGCTGACCAAGCTAGACAGCAAAGCATGATGGAAGGTCAACAACAACAGCAGAATACTAGAATGCAACCACAAGGACAGCCATCAGCTAAAGACATGGATACACCTGTTACACAAGGTATGGCTAAAGGTGGTAAGTTAAAAGATGTACCTGAGGGTAACAAAGGTTTATCTAAGCTCCCACCCAACGTAAGAAACACTATGGGTTTTAAGAATCGTGGTGGTACTATTTCAAAAGGTAACTCAGACTATCGTAGCACAGGTATGTTCTATAAAGGGGGTAAAGTATAATGGCTAATTCTTTAGGTACGTTCCAACCTAATACTTTACAGTGGAGTGTACAAACAAAACAAACTGTAGACAACACTGCAGGTAACACTAAACATTTCACTTGTACAGGTTTTAGGCTTGTACACATTCACGCTAACCAAGAGTTTCTAATTAACTTTGGTGCTGCAGAAGCAAACTGTGGTGCTAATGATTTACAGTTAGAGGCTGGTAGCTACACCCTTGCAGTACCCGATGCTATCGGTAATGCTGTAATTATGAATATCTTAGCAGCAAGCTCTGATGACGTAACAGTACGAGTAGTACTATCTTAACAAAATTTAAAGGAGACTAGATAATGTCACAAACAGCAACAAGACAAGAGGGTATTGAGGTGTATGAAACACCTCTTACCTTTACTACACAAAAGACTACAGTATCAAGTATTACGGATGCAACACAAACAATTACAGCAGAAGAGTCAGGTACAATATTTTCACTAAATCGTGCTGGTGGAATTGTAGTGACGCTTCCTGCTGCTGCTGCTGGACTGACCTACAAGTTCCATATCGGTACAACAGGTACAGGAACTTTGACTATTAATGCAGCTAGTAGTGCAGACACTCTACAGGGTGTTGTTATGATCATTGATAAAGATGAAGTAGGTGGCTTAGCTGCTCTCAATGAAAACATTGACACGTTAGCTTTTGTAGTACCTGCTGCTGCTGATCACCAGTTGGTAATGAGTGCTGACACTAAAGGACGCTTTATTGGTGGTATGGTTGAGTACACCTGTATTACGGATTCTAAGTGGGTTGTAACAGGTCATCTGTTTGGTGATGGTACTGTAGCAACACCGTTTACTTAAGTATAACTAATTGTTGCAACCCTGTTTTATTTGCATAGCGGGGTTGCAATATTAGCTGTAGTATGTTATAGTAAAATATGTATAACTACTCTTGCACAAGTAACAGCAAGGAGTAGTGCACTATGTTTAAAAAATTATGGAAACGTATTCAAGACAATCAGCAACGCAGGGCAGACTATTGGATTCTTATGAATCTATCCAATAAAGAACTGCACGATATGGGGATAAGCCGTGGCGAAATCAGGCAAAAAATCTACGGTTAATAAAGCAGGTAATTACACTAAACCTACTATGCGTAAAAACTTATTTAATCGTATAAAATCAGGATCAAAAGGTGGCGGTGCAGGTCAATGGTCAGCGCGTAAAGCCCAAATGTTAGCTAAACAATATAAAGCAAAAGGTGGGGGGTACAAATGATAAAGTATTTTAAACGTTTGTGGTGTGCATTAATTAATCGTAAGTGTCACCCAGCATGTGACTGTTGTTAAATGGCCTTAAAGAAGTCTCAAAAAAGTCTGAAGTCTTGGGGTAAACAAGATTGGCGTACTAAGAGTGGCAAGCCTAGTTCTAAAACTGGTGAACGGTATTTACCTGCTAAGGCTATTAAGTCTCTTAGCGATTCTGAGTACGCCGCTACAACCAGAGCTAAACGAAAAGGCACTAAGGCAGGTAAGCAGTTTGTGGCTCAACCTAAGAAGATTGCAAAGAAAACCAGAGCCTACAGGAAAGTAACATAAAATGACTGGTGTTTCAAAACCTATAAATTTAGAAAACTTTAATTTCAATCACGTTCTTCCATCTAAGCCTAGAAAACTAGGTGATATTGAGGTAGATAAAAAGTATATAAAGAAAAAAAAACCAAAGCCTAAAGTATATAAAGATAAAGAAGGATATACAGTCATAGACATTCCTAAAAGTATTACGAAAGAAATATAAATGAAACGTAATCTTACAGAAAACCAAGCTAAGTTTCTTGAAGTGCTTTTTGAGGAAGCAGGTGGTGATGTTGTACGTGCTAAAAAACTAGCAGGTTACAATGAGGGTTCATCAACTGCAGCTATTGTTGAGTCTTTAAAGGATGAGATATTTGATGCAACTAAAACGTATATGTCAAGAGTTGGTCCTAAGGCTGCAGTTGCATATGCCTCTGCTCTGGACGATCCTACCCAGCTAGGTATTAAAGAGAAGATGATGGCAGCAGGTCAGATCTTAGATCGTGCTGGTGTAGTTAAAACTGAGAAAGTATCTGTAGAGTCAAGTGGTGGTTTGTTTATCTTGCCACCTAAAAATAGTGAAGATGCTGACGTTTAAAAAAGAAAGACCTCTAAACTATGCGTACTGGATGCTACCTAAAGTACCACTTAAGGTTAAGCTCTGGCAGCGCATACCAAGGGTAAGTCAGTACATACCCTTTGGATATGAGGTTGACCCAGAAGATAATGAATGGCTAGAGCCTATACCAAAAGAACTAGAGCTATTAGAGCTTGCAAGGAAGCACGTAAAGCAATATACTTTAAGACAGGTGGCAGCGTGGCTTACTACTCAGTCTGGTAAAAGCATAACACATGATGGGTTGAAGAAGAGATTAGATGTCGAAAGAAAGCGAAAAAGGCTTACTACAATTAAGCGCCAGTATGCCCAGCGGCTCCAAAAAGCGTTACACCAGATCGAAATCCTTGAAAAAGAAAGAACAGGATACTACATCTACGAAGAAGACAGCGACACAACAGACTCGCCCAGCGCAAGTTAAACATGCAGAATATGACGTACCAACGGCACAGAACGTAGTCTTTAAGCCAAACCCTGGCCCACAGACACAATACCTAGCGTCTAGTGAACGTGAAGTACTTTATGGAGGAGCAGCAGGAGGCGGCAAGAGCTACGCCACACTAGCAGACCCCTTAAGGAACATGAACAGTCCAGACTTTAGTGGGCTGTTGGTACGTCATACAACAGAAGAACTAAGAGAACTCATACAGAAAAGCCAAGAGTTGTACCCTAAAGCTATACCGGGTATTAAGTGGTCAGAGCGTAAGAGTCAGTGGACTACACCTAGAGGTGGCACATTATGGATGTCATACTTGGACAGAGACACAGACGTTATGCGTTACCAAGGACAGGCGTTTAACTATGTAGCATTCGATGAGTTGACGCAGTGGCAGTCACCTTTTGCGTGGAACTACATGAGATCACGTTTACGTACTGCTAATAAAGACTTAGGCTTGTATATGAGAGCCACAACTAACCCCGGCGGTTTAGGACATGCTTGGGTAAAAAAGATGTTCATTGACCCAGCTCAACCTAATACGCCATTCTGGGCAACGGACATTGAGACTAGTGAGGTACTGAAGTTTCCATCAGGGCATAGTAAAGCTGGACAACCCCTATTCAAACGAAGGTTCATACCTGCTAGTCTATTTGATAATCCTTACTTAGCTGAGAGTGGTGACTATGAAGCTATGCTACTCTCACTACCTGAACACCAAAGAAAGCAATTGCTTGAGGGTAATTGGGATGTAAATGAAGGCGCAGCGTTTCCTGAGTTTAACAGAAAGATACATGTAATTGAGCCTTATGATATACCAAGAAGCTGGACTAAGTTTAGAGCTTGTGACTACGGCTATGGGAGCTTTACAGGAGTTGTCTGGATTGCTGTATCACCCTCTGAACAACTCATTGTATATAGAGAACTCTATTGTTCTAAAGTTACAGCTACTGATTTAGCAGATATGATACTTGAAACTGAAAGTAGTGATAGTAGTATTAGATACGGTGTGTTAGATAGTTCCCTGTGGCATAAACGTGGAGACACAGGCCCGTCTTTGGCAGAGCAGATGAATGCAAAAGGATGTAGGTGGCGTCCTTCTGATCGTTCAAGAGGTTCTAGGGTTGCAGGTAAAAACGAGCTTCACCGCCGTTTACAGGTAGATGAGTTCACTGAGGAGCCAAGACTCGTGTTCTTTTCTTCCTGTACCAACATGATAGCTCAGCTTCCTGGTTTACCTTTAGATAAAAAGAACCATGAAGATGTTGATACAAATGCAGAAGATCACTTGTATGATGCTTTAAGATATGGTATAATGACAAGACCACGTAGCTCACTTTGGGATTTTAACCCTATGTCACAACGTTCAGGGTTTCAAGCTTCTGACTCAACATTTGGATACTAGTAGATATGGCAATAAATGAAAATGATCAAGGCGAATTGTTTGAAACAGATGAAGTTTCTGTCGTACAGGATGGTGATGAGTTAGATGCACCTAGTCTAGTTTCATTCGTAACAGGGAAATATAAACGTGCAGAAGACTCAAGATACACAGACGAAAATAGATGGCTTAGAGCGTATCGTAACTACCGTGGCTTATACGGCCCTGATGTGCAGTTTACTGAAACTGAGAAGTCTAGAGTATTTGTTAAAGTAACTAAAACTAAAACTCTAGCTGCGTATGGTCAGATTGTAGATGTGCTGTTTGGTAGCTCACGCTTTCCTCTTACAGTTAATCCTACAACGTTACCTGATGGTGTAGCTGAGTCAGTACACATTAACATTGACCCTAATGCAGAGGCAGGGCAGAAAGAACTTAATGCAGCCTTTGGTGAAGAGCCTAAGGTTTCTTTTTTGTTTGACCCTGATGAAAAGCTAAAGCCGGGTGAGACTATGTTTGATCGTATGAAACGGTTAGGCCCACTCAAGGAAAGGCTAGAACAGTTAGGTGAGAAGGTAGTTGAGGGTCCAGGTACTTCACAAAGTACAGTTACATTCCATCCTGCTATGGTTGCAGCTAAGAAGATGGAAAAGAAGATACACGATCAGCTAGAAGAGAGTGGTGCTAACAAGCAACTACGCCATACTGCATTTGAGATGGCACTCTTTGGTACAGGTATTATGAAGGGTCCGTTTGCTATTGACAAAGAGTACCCTAACTGGAATGATGAAGGTTCTTATGATCCTTTGATTAAGACTGTGCCATCTACTAGTCATGTGTCTATCTGGAACTTTTACCCTGATCCTGATGCATACAACATGGATGAGGCTGAGTATGTAGTAGAGCGTCACCGTATGACACGCTCACAGATGCGTGGCTTAAAGTCTAGACCTTTCTTTAGGGCTGAGTCTGTTAATGAGGCTATTGATTTAGGTGAGTCTTACGAAAAGAAATATTGGGAACAGGACATGGAAGATGATTCCCAGTATAGTTCTAGCCCCTACCGTTATGAAGTACTAGAGTTCTGGGGCTATGTAGATACAGACATCCTAGCTGAGAATGGTGTAACTATCCCTAAGGAGTTGAAGAACTCTGAGCAGGTCAGTGTAAATGCATGGGTTTGTAACGGTAAAGTATTACGTTTAGTTCTTAACCCATTCAAGCCAGCACGTATTCCTTACTATGCTGTACCTTATGAGCTTAACCCGTACAGCTTCTTTGGTGTAGGTATTGCTGAGAACATGGATGATACGCAGACATTAATGAATGGTTTTATGCGTATGGCTATTGATAATGCTGCACTTTCTGGTAACTTAATCATTGAAGTTGATGAGACAAACTTGGTTCCGGGGCAGGACTTAAGTGTGTACCCTGGCAAGGTGTTTCGCAGACAGGGGGGTGCACCAGGACAAGGCATCTTTGGCACAAAGTTTCCTAATGTAGCTGGCGAGAACATGCAGCTATTTGATAAAGCAAGGGTATTAGCTGATGAATCAACTGGATTTCCATCTTTCGCTCATGGTCAAACAGGGGTATCGGGTGTTGGCCGTACTGCTTCTGGTATTTCTATGCTTATGTCTGCAGCCAACGGCTCTATCCGTAATGTAGTTAAAAATGTGGACGATTACCTCATTGGTCCAATAGGTAAAGCATTCTTTTCATTTAACATGCAGTTTGACTTTGATACAGACATCAAGGGTGACTTAGAAGTTAAGGCATCTGGCACAGAAAGCTTGATGGCTAACGAGGTACGCTCACAGCGTCTGATGCAGTTCATGGGTGTAGCATCTAACCCAGCACTGATGCCATTTGTTAAAAGTGACTACATCATTCGTGAGATAGCTAAGTCAATGGATCTAGACCCAGACAAGGTGACTAACTCTCTGAGTGATGCAGCTATCCAAGCTGAGATACTTAAGAAGTTTACACAGCCCCCACCCCCACCTGAGGGAGCAGAGGGAGCACCGCAAGGCCCACCCCCACCACCTAGTCCAGGCGCTGGGCCAGAGCAAGCTGGTGTAGGCGTACAAGACACTACAGGTGCAGGTGGTGGTAACATTGGCACAGGAACAGCACCAACTCCGGGTGAGCAAGGGTTTACTGGTACATAATGATAATAAAGAAACTCGTAAACGATAAGCCCCTATGGGATGGCTTCCTTGATGTACTAAACAAAAAGATTGACACTGCCCAGCGCAAGTTAGAACAGGCAGTGTCTATGGAAGACATATATCGTGCTCAAGGTGAGATAGCTGCTCTACGTAGATTAACATATTTAAGGGATGAAATTAATGGCCCAACCAAATAAAGAAACTGCACAGATGGAAATGGATCTCATTATGAGTGAGACTAAAGATCCTGTAAGTGGCAACACTGCACCTCTTGGAGCCAAACCAGAAGAGGTACGTGATGATGTACCTATCAATGCTAGTCCTAATGAGTTTATGATTAATGCTGCAACTAGACGTTACTTTGGTACAGAGTTTTTTGAAGAGCTACAAAAGTCTGCAGAAGAAGGTTGGAAACGTATCAGGGATGGTGAAGAGTCTTACTTCAGAGATGATGAACTAGAAGTAATGGATGATGAAAAAGGTGACAGAGATAAACCTATAAACATGCAAGAGGGTGGTGCTGTACCTAAAGCTGTAGGTGGTGGCTATGGACGTTACGGTGGTACAGGTTCACCTTTTATGGGCTTTGAGTCTAAGACTTTTACTAATCCTGAGACAGGTCAACAGATTATAATATACTACTTTAATGGTAGACCCATGAGCCGTATACCTGCTGGATTTCGTGAAGTGTCACAGAATGTAGTAGAAGAACAACAGCAAGTACAACGTGAGCGTGATGATGATGATAAAGGTCCAGTTGTTGAAACCAGAGATGGGTACTGGAATAAACCTGCATCTGAATGGACTCAAGAAGATTATGATGCATACAATAAAAGTATGATGGATAATTTAAGTAAAGGTAAAGACCCACTTGATAATAGTACATTAGAAAGTATTGTAGCAGGTCTTGTTTCTGCTTCACCTTTGGGTCTTGTAGGTGGAGCAATCTTTGGTAGTGCTATAAAAAAAGGTAAGCAATCAATAGCAAAACAAGCATATGATTTGTCTATTAGTGGTTTAGGATCTGGTAATACTGGTAATATTAAACCAAAGACACTAGCTGAAACCATGTTCTTAACTGCAGGTGGATTAGGTGAAACAGGTCAAACAGACTTCACATATACAGCAGGACAAAAAGAATATTCTGATGCACAAAAGGGTACAATACAAACATTATATGGTAACTCTGATAGAGACACACAAAACATTATAATGACAGCAGGTGAAAATGTAGCTATGTCTATGCCTGTATCAAGCAGTAGCTTTAATTTGTTTGACCCCTCTACTTGGTTTGG